CGGTCTATCGTATGAGGACGGCTTAGTGACCTTGGTTACTTCCCGTTCTGCGTCCTTGTATGATGCTCTCTCCGCGGCTTATTTGCCTTGGCCCTTCTCGGTCGCCGTCATGCGCGGTATCGTTATCCACCTCTCTTTACCATCCACCGAGAGACGCTCAACCCCTCTCAACTCTAGGGGTACCGAACGAATCCCTTTGAACCTCGGGGTCATCTGCCTTACCAGCTGTCCGCTTGCAGACATGCAGATCTCTTCCTCAAGGTCCCATACCTCCGCCCCGTCGCGCGACACCGGGAGGGTCCACGCACCGAAGTTATGATTCCAGATCAACCCTTGGGCGTGTAGTTCCCGATCGACGGCACTCCACTCGTCACGGCAGTCTGCATTCTGAACCGCGTCCATACTTTGCTGTACTGCTGCAAAGTTAGGGATCAGAATCTCGTGCAGTTGAAGAGGCGACTGGTCTACCACGTTTCTCTGCTGCCCGGAGGCCAATGCGAGTACGCCGCTGCGTCTTACTCGCAAAGGGAGATTCATGTCAACCAGGCCCAATCTGTACTTCGACCACTCGGACTCGTATAACGACCTCGCTTCCTCTTCCGTGATGCCTCCGAACTGATCCACGGGCGCTTCCCCACGCTCGGTCCACTCGACAGCACTCAGGTACGGCTCCCGAAGAAGTCTTACGATACCTGACGTGTCGGACCGGTGCACGAGTACACGCTCGGATGTACGTTGATCAGTGCGTTTCAGCTCGAAGAGTTCCTCATTCCAGCCCCCTTTCAAGGGTCTTACGGAATTCTTGACGGCCATAGTCTTCTTCCTTGCCCACTCGATGACGTCCCGGAGGACAAACTGCTTGTACTTACCAATCCCGCCCATGCTCGGAGGCAGGTGTGCCTTGAGTCGGCCAAAAAGTATAAAGCGAGTTTCTTCATCAAGTAGGGTGGATCTAGACATATGATCCCAAAGCTGATCGGGACAGGCCTTTCGCCCATCGAGGATACCGAACAGCAAAGAGGGTCGGATGGCACTAGGAGGATCCCAACAATCAGAGGGGGACTGACGGCTCCACAACTCCGAGTTGACGGTAAAGGCAAGAGAACTCCGGAGAGATTTACCTCGAGACACTCGACCGCCCACCGCGGCGACACCCCGCTCCCAATCCAGAGGTTTTACGTCCGAATCGAGGTACAGCAGGTCATCACCGTTGACACCCAGAGTCGCATTCTCTCTCATTCTCCATCTTGCTTTTCGAGACACTTCCGCAACGTACTTAGCGGCGAAGCCCGAGCCAATGGCCCAGGAAGTGAAAGTCACAAGACAGAGAATCGGGAAAGAGAGTATGGAGCCCATCAATTGTCCTCTTACCTGAGCACGGAAAGGAAGATCACGACAGTTCGTCTTCAACTTTGCCCTCGTTGTGCAGGCAGCCATTTCCCAGGCAGGCTCTCCAGTTACATCCTGAAGTACCGAGAAAACAGCTTCTGCGAGTTCGCCGTTGAATAGATCCGTCGCGCTCTCCAGGTCGCCCGAGACCACCGGGCCGTTCCAGTCTTCAAAATCGTCCCGCCCTTCCATCCACTCAGCAACCGTACGACCAAAGATCGACCAACGCTCCTTGAAGATCGCTGTGCTCATGAACCTATTGAGCTTAGCAAATCGGAGATTCTTATATGAATCGACAGTGATCACACGGACTTTACCGCCGCTCTTTAGGGCCTGGGGAACGACATAGTCGACGGTCGGAGGTTGAGAACAGTACCTCGCGAACCTTTTACCCCCGTTAGCGATAGAGCATTCAACGCTCGCTGATCCATGGGTAGGCAGGTCAAGCTGCGGATCTTTGAGAAGGTCTTCCCACA